TGATGAATATGGGTGGCATCGTGACGTTCATGACGAGCCATATTCGAATGGACTAGTTCGAAAGGTATCCTTTTCGACTATTCTAAATGATGATTTTGCGGGTGGTAAATTTGACATCGAAACAAACAATCCAATGGACAAAAAAAGATACCAGACATTTGAATCTGAAGAATACAACACTATAATATTTCCCGCGCACATGTGGCACAGAGTAAGACCAGTAAAGTCCGGTGTTAGAAAATCCATCGTGGGTTGGTTACTGGGGCATCCGTAATGCGTATATCAAAGAAAAACGAAGTCTATCTAGTTCTAGATGAGATGGAAGCTTCTACTCGACAAGAGTTGACAGAGTTTTTTACCTTTGAGGTTCCCGGTTTTAAATTTATGCCTATGTATCGCAATCGAATGTGGGATGGAAAGATACGACTCTTTTCCCCAGCAACGGGTGAGATATATGTTGGTCTATTAGAATACATCAAAGGGTTTTGTCAGAAAAACAAAATCGACTATATATTAGAAGAAGGAGTAGAAAATGATAGGACTGTTGTACGTCAGGTCGTTAGAGATTTTATCAGGTCACTCAGACCCAAATCCGGTGGTAAATCGCTTAAAGTGCGAGATTACCAAATTGACGCCGTATATCATGGCATTTCCAGAAATCGTGCTCTGCTTGTTAGTCCTACTGCTTCGGGTAAATCACTCGTAATATATTCGTTAGTTCGTTATTATCATATGATGGGTTTGAAGACCCTGATACTAGTTCCTACCACCTCACTTGTGGAACAAATGTATTCAGATTTTGAGGACTACGGTTGGAGCTCTGGTACATACTGTCAGAAGGTATATCAGGGACACTCCAGTAAGGTTGAGAAAGACGTTGTTATATCGACATGGCAGTCTATCTACAAGTTACCAAAGAAATATTTTGAACAGTTTGGTTGTGTGATTGGTGATGAGGCGCATATGTTTAAGGCTAAGTCACTCACTGGTATCATGACAAAGTTACACCTATGTAAGTACAGATTCGGGCTTACGGGGACTTTAGACGGTACTCAGACGCACCAACTTGTTTTAGAGGGACTATTTGGTCCAGTTGAAAAAGTAACTACCACAAAGGAGCTAATTGAGAAGAAATCTCTTGCTGACCTTAAAATCAAGTGCATTATTCTAAAACATGAGAATATACGAGAGAGAATGACTTATGCAGAGGAACTACAATTCCTTGGAGAACATAAACTTAGAAACGAATTTCTTGCTGGACTGTTGATGCATCTCCCCGGCAATACATTATGTTTATATCAATTGGTAGAAAAACACGGTAAGCCTCTTTACGAGGAAGTCAAGAAAGTTCAAGAAGAAGGTTTCTTTGACGATAGAATGCGAAAGGTATTTTTTATCTATGGTAACACAAGTACCACAGAAAGAGAAGAGATACGATCTGTTGTGGAGGGTGAAAAAAACTCTATCACCATTGCTTCGTATGGGACTTTTAGCACTGGTATTAACATTCGTAATATTCACAACATCGTGCTCGCAAGCCCGTCTAAGTCTAGAATTAGAGTGCTCCAGAGTATCGGTAGAGGATTGCGTCAGGGGGAAAATAAAGATTCCGTTTTGATATTTGACATTGCAGATGATATGACATTTCGTGATCAACCCAATTTTACACTAAACCACTTTCAAGAACGCATAAATATATACAATGCAGAACAATTCAACTACGAAATTAGTAAGGTAAAACTACGATGAACACAGATACATATAAAATTCTGAAGCTCATTAGTGGCGAGAATATCATTTGTGAGCTTTCCGAAGATAACGGCAAATACGAAATCACAAGACCCCTTCTAATGCATGTCTCCCCAAAGATCACCGTGACCGGCATGACAGAATCTTTAATGCTATCGCGTTGGGTTCAACCATTCACTGAAGAAAGATATTTTGAAATTGATCCGAAGCATGTTATTATTATGTTACCTGCATCGCCAGGATTGAGTATCTATTATGAGGGTGTATTGGATAGGTTAGAGGGCCCGGAAGAGCTCTCTACTATGGACGATATTAATGAAGAAGAAATATACGAAGAACTATTGGATGAACTAGATACAGATAGTAAATCTATTCATTAATGTAGTTCTAATAACCAAGGACAAGCTTAATGTAACACTATTTTCTGGTGGAGTCAAGGTTCCTTCAAAGATTATTTTAAGTTATAATGTTCCTTGACATTATAGTGATATTGATGTATAGTTAATAAAGTTTAGGAGAGTAATTATGGCGAAAGCTAAAGGCGAACATTATGTAGATAACAAAGTTTTTCTACAGGCGATGATTGAATGGAAAGAGAAGTGCAAGATTGCTGAAGAGGCAGAAGAACAAAAACCTGCTGTAACAAATTACATTGGTGAGTGTTTTCTGAAGATTGCAACGCATCTATCTTATCGTCCCAATTTTATTAACTACACATATAAGGATGACATGATTTCAGATGGTATCGAAAACTGCCTACAATATGCTTCAAACTTCAATCCAGAGAAGTCGAATAACCCTTTCGCGTATTTCACGCAAATCATCTACTACGCTTTCATCCGAAGAATTCAAAAAGAAAAAAAGCAAACCCACGTTAAAAACAGAATTATAGCGGGTAGTAACTATCAATCTTTTGATACAATGCCGGGTGATTCAACTAGCTATAGTATTGATAATTCTTTTGCAATGGACAATCTTCCAGCTGAAGATGTCTATAAACCCAAGACGGTAGAAAAAAAAAGTAAAAAAGGACTAGAGAATTTTATGGAAGATGATATTGAAGATGTAGCGGTTCTGGGTGTTGAGCGTTGAAACTTGCAATTATAACTGACACTCACTTTGGTGCCAGAAACGATAATCAAAACATTAATGATTTTTTCTACAAATTCTATGATGATGTATTCTTTCCTACTCTAGAGAAACGTGGTATCACAACCTGTATTCATATGGGTGATGTTACTGACCGTAGAAAGTTTATCAGCTTCAAAACTGCATCTGATTTTCGTAAAAAGTTTATTGGTCGTTTTCAAGAGTTGGGTATTGACCTTCATCTTATCATTGGTAATCATGACACCTTTTATAAGAACACCAACGAAGTCAATTCAATGGAAGAGTTGGTAGGTTCTGATAGGTGTAACATCTATACTGGGCCGCAGGTTGTGGAGTTTGATGATTGTCCTATTCAGTTTATGCCGTGGATTAATGCTGGTAATTATGAAGAGTCAATGTCATCACTGAAAAACTCTCCAGCACAAATCCTGATGGGTCACCTAGAAGTAAATGGTTTCGAAATGCACAAGGGACATAAATCTGAAGGTGCATTTGACAAGGAATTGTTTCGTAGGTTTGACCTGTGTTTCAGTGGCCACTTTCATCACAAATCAGATGACGGCCAGATATATTATCTTGGCACACCATATGAGATGACTTGGAGTGACTACGATGACGCCAAGGGGTTTCACATCTTCGATACAGAGAAACGTGAACTTGAACGCATTGTCAATCCTTACACACTTTTTGAGAAGATTTACTATGACGATACTACAACCGATTATACAAATGAGGATGTATCTAAGTATAAAGACAAGTATGTGAAACTGATTGTAGTCAACAAGAAAGACTTGTATCAGTTCGACAAGTTTACGGATAGACTTTTACAGGCTGACGCATTTGAGGTCAAGATTATCGAAGACTTCTCAGAGTTGGATGCTGACAATGTATCTGATGATATTGTGGAGAACACCGAAGATACGATGACACTATTAGAAAAATACATTGACCAGCTTGATGTTACACTGAGCAAAGACCGATTGAAAAATACGATGCGGTCACTTTATACAGAGGCCCAAGATTTAGAAATATGACACATAAATCAAAAACCAGAAAAATAAAAGATAGAAGAATATTTTGGTTAAGAAAGATTAAAAAATATAAAGGGTGTGAAAATTGTGGATATGATGAAAATCCTGTAGCATTAGATTTTGCACACATAGACCCACTAACAAAACATGAGCGGATGTGTAGTGCGCGTAAAGGTGCCGGGATGAGTTCAATGTATTCACGAATTTGCATTGTAGATATGAAAAAGAATACAAAGTATATTAAAGAATTATTTGATGAAGTTAGAAAATGTAAAATTCTATGTAAAAATTGTCATGTCATAGAAACTCAAAAAGAATTTGATGGAAAAGAAATTACTAAAATTCGAGGCAGTTATGAACAAAGAAAACAAAATTTGCCAGTAGATGAACGTGGTGATTTGGAGGCATTTCTTTGATACATTTTGAGACTGTGAGATGGAAGAACTTCCTGTCAACTGGTAATAACTTTACAGAGATACAGTTAGACAGAAATTCTACTACATTAATTATTGGAGAAAACGGTGCCGGTAAGTCTACTATTTTGGATGCTCTTTGCTTTGGCTTGTTTGGTAAGCCTTTTCGTAATATTAACAAAAACCAGTTATTAAATACAGTCAACGCTTCTTCTGCTATGGTAGAGGTAGAGTTTCGTATTGGAACTAAGAAGGTTTTAGTTCGGCGTGGTATAAAACCAAATGTGTTTGAAATTCATGTCAACGGTAAGTTGTATAACCAAGATGCTAACTCGCGTGACTACCAGAAGTATCTTGAACAGCAAATCCTAAAGTTAAACTATCGTAGTTTTACACAGGTTGTTATTTTAGGTAGTTCTACATTTGTGCCATTTATGCAACTTAAAGCTCGTCACCGTCGAGAGGTTGTCGAAGAGATACTTGACATTCAGATTTTCTCACTGATGAATATGCTTCTCAAACAGCAGTTGAAGACCATCTCTGATGACATGCGTGATGTGGACTACCAGTACAGTTTGTCTAAAGAGAAGATTGTTCTACAGGAAAAGTACATTGCAGATGTAGAACAGAACAGAGAAAAACTTATTAAGGAAAAGACATTTCTGATTGCTGGTAATGA